AAATCTTTTTCTTCTTGTGGCTCTGCTTCAGTTGTCTCTTGACTTGTTTCTTTAATTAATGATTCTTCAGACATTATTTCTCACCTTTTCTCCATGATTCATTCTACGTTCTATTAATCCTACTAAATATCTTTGCCCTTCATGGTGACGCAATTCATGGTCACTAATGATCGGGCCATTTACAGACTCAATTGTTATACTGCGTAAATATTTTAGCGTTGCTTTACCAGAGGGCGTAGAAAATGTAGCTCGCATGTTACTGCTTAATTTCTCATCTTCTTCCCTGTTACGCTGTATCCCATCAAGTCCAATATAATTATTGTTGGACAAGCTGTTCTCCTTGTGGTTGTTGCATTTGTTGCATTTGTTGCATCTGTTGAGCTTGTTGCATTAGCTTAACTAGCTCTTTTCTTTGAGCCTCATCTCTAATAAGAGTATCAGGAATATTAAATTTCTTAGCTAGATGAGCTGCAACTTCTTCCCCATTGACCAATAGATTCATAACCTCAGGTCCAAATGATTGATTAACTAACTGCATCCATTGAGCAGTATTATTAATATCTTGCCTTGCTTGTCCTTGGCTAAGAGGAGATACTGACCTTACTTTAACTTGTCTGCCATTAACTGTAGGTATTGTGATCCTACCTTGTTTCTTTAATATGTATATTACCCTTTGTAATACTGGCTGAACTAACTCTGATTGAAGTCTTCCAAAAGCAGATCCAATTTGTCTGGACAAGTCAGCCATTCTTTCTGCTATTTCTGTTGCTGTTGCCGGAGTTTTATTAGGATCTCCAAGCATTTCATTAAATAAAGCTCTCTTAATATTTAATCGCATATCAGAGAGGATGAACTGGCTAACATCAAAATTCCCTGCTGCCCTGATTGGTTGCAATCCAGCAGAGTTAGGAGCTTTAGGAATTACAGTACCAGGAACAAGACTAATAGTATCAGGGTTAATAATACCATCATCATCTAACTGGTATATCCCAGAGATCGCCATTTGAGCATTTTCTAAGACAAGCCTTACTGTAAGATTGGTGGTCTTAATCGCACTCAATGCATTAATAATCGGCCCTCTTCCATAAATTTCACCACTACATTTAGCCCAACGAAAACAAATAAATGGATTAGAACCCACACCTTTGAATGAATCTGTCTTGAGTACCTTCCTATTTGTAGTCTCTATTACATAAGAATAGTATGCATCCTCATTTAACTTTGAATAATCTTTACACACAACCTCAAGAATTTTTGTTTTATCTTCTGGTGTCTTCTGTATCAGGCTTAGAATATTATCATCAAAGACTCCATCAGGATATAGAATAGGTAAGTCAGAATAGCGTAACTTTCTTTCTCTATACACATGGTCAATCTTATCATCAGGGCCAACATCAAGAACTACATGAGGTAATGGAATAGCAGAAAAGTTTACTGGATAAACTGCATCACCTTCTGCAACATGGAGAACACCAGTACCAACAGCCAAGTCCATAAATGATTCATGCACCTCTTGACCGAAGTTAGAATTTTGCAACACTTCAAAAACATAATCAGTAACTTCATCAAGATCGTTATTGACTTCATCTCTCTGTTCTTTTGCAACCTCAGATCCAGCTACAAAGTCAGCCCATCGTGCAAAGTTAGGGACAAGACCAGCCTGTAATCGGGATGCAAACTCTTGAACACCTACAACAGCAGTCTCATCGAATATCTTTTCATCCCTTCTTTGGCCTATAGACTCACTGAAAAAGGATTCACGTTGAGGCATTGTGTATTCGTAACACTCTTCAAACAAACCAACGAAATGCTCTCTAATATTCTTAGCTCTTTCGTACTTCTCTAAATATGTTTTTGCTATATCGTGCATTGAGATTCCTTATTTATACTTAGAATAAAAGCCTATCCCACCACCTTGACCAGTGAACAAAGATCCCCTGCCTGACTTTCTTCTTTTTCTTATAACAGTACCAGCCGATCTTTTCTTTAAAGATGCATCCATATCACTTGCTTTATCAACACTTGGGGTATCACCAGATACAAGTGGCTTGTTTGTGGCTACTGCCTGATTCAGTGCAGCTTCTTTTTGAGCTGTTGTCTCGGCCTGTGCTGCCTTTTTATCCGCTTCTTGTTGAGCTTCTATTTCTGGATCTATTGTTGCAGATGAACTGCCTCCACCAAAACACATACTAACCTCCTATACCCTAGACCAGAAATTTAATTTCTTTGCTAATGGTTTGCGTTTAAAAATATCATATTCCTTTTTAGCATTAAACGAAGAGAGTGGTTTTTGTCCAGCAATTAATTGTCTACCTTCTCCAGCACCTAACATTAAATACTGCAAAGCATCGTGAATATGGGAATACATGTTTTTTTCTGGCTTGTCACTATATCTTTCTCCAGATACTTGCATACGTCTATATGAATACCCACCTTGAAAACCTTTTATCAAAGAAGGGCAACGCCTATCTATCATAAATGCTGGCTTGCCATCTGCCATCTTGGTTAACTGTGAGGCAACAGACTCTAATCTTAAATCAATACTATTAGAAGGGGCAGGGCTTGCTCGTAATCCAGCCCCTCTTAATATTTGAAAGGGAGTTGATTCATCAGTCTGTGCTCTAAAATCTCCAGCTGGATCGCCAAATATATTAACATCAAGTTCATTAAACCGAGTTGATATTTCTTGCCTGATTAATTCTGCAAACCTTACAATCCCCATATCAATCGCTACTATCTCACTTTGTATTAACCACCTTCCCCGAACCTTCTGACCAAAGACTGCAGCAGGGGTTAATCCAAAATCAATACCAATATAAAGAGGGACACCAATAGCAATAGGGATCTCCTCATCAGCAATATGAGTCTCACTAACAAACTGTGGATATACAGGCTTACCTTCCTGTATACTCCCTAGCCTGTTCATAACATAAACATCAATCCAGCTTTTAGTCTTTCCCCGAATTAAATTAGGATAATAAGTACCTAAAATATTTTTAGAGTTCTCTGCCTTTTTACTTTCTTGATACTCTTGAATGTCACCCTTCTCATCTAGCTTTTCTTGCATTGCCGATGGCTGAATATAAAAACTCCAGTTGTCAGGCTTAATAAGCATCTTAGCTTGCTCACTTGGAATATGGTCTGGAATAGGAACTTCCCCTGCCATGATAGGCCACCAGTGATCTTCTTCTGGGGCATTGGTATCTGCTATGACACCAGACCAACTTGGGCCACCTTCACGCATAGAGGGGTATCTACCAACACGCATGGTACACGCATCAATAATACTCTTAGGAACTTCCCTAGCTTCATTAACCCAAATACCGGTCAGCTCTAAAGAAAGAAGTTTCTTAACATCTTCTGGCCTATCTAATGCTAAGAAAAGAACCTCAATATCTAAGTCATTCTGTTGGATATGGTGTGTATATGGCACTGACCAATGGAACTTCCCCCACATATTCTCTGGAAACCAATCAAGCCAGGTCTTAATAGTAGTTGTTCTTAACTGTGGATTGGTATTCCTGATGATAGCCCATCTACTTTTGCGTATACCATCCTTGCCTTTCTGTTGTTCAAGACTTCTACGAAAGACTTCAACACAACAAGCCACTGACTTACCAGAACCTACTGGCCCTCTAATGCCTCTAAAAAAATTAGAGTTCTTCATAAAAGACTTTAGAGTTTCACCATCAGGTTTGTAATTAAAGCTTGGCACTATTCCTCTTTACCCATTAATACCCTTATCTGATGTTCTCTAAAAAGCTTTATTGTTTCAAAAGCATCTTTAATAGACAATCCATCTCTTATAAGTCTTTTGTAACTATTGTAGTCTTGGTTAGTCTTAAAATCTTTTCTAGAATGTAAGTTAGCTAACTGCGTAGTAGTATCATTGTTCTTTGCTTTCTTAACTGCAGCAACCTTATTCGGGTCTTTCTTCATAACTATTCCTTTCTGCTTTCTCGCCTTGGCAACAATCATCTAATATACACTTACACTCTCTACACTGGTAATGTCCATGCACATAATCAATTGAATCACATTGACAACAACGTGGACATATATCTGGATAAGCCATTTTCCCTCCTATTGGTTATCTATATTACTATTCTTTCCAGCTCGGAGTAACTTCTCAATCGTTACTCTGCCTATAACATCTATCATTTTATCAGCTTCATAATCAGTACAGAACTCCTTGGGGTAGTGCTGCATATGAGCAAGCTTTACCACTCTTCTAAGAATGCGTCTATCTTCTTGTGACAATTTCATATCGAGCCTTTTTAACTAAAAATGTTTGTAGGTGATCTATTATGGGTGGGGGCAAGCCATTTTTCCCCCTCCCCCCTCACTATGACAGGTCAATAGAAACCTTAATATCTCCAGCGTGTAGATGCATATGCTTCTCAGGTGCTCTAAGGCCAGCACGATCAAGTATATCCTTGCTAGCTTCAAGCTGAACATACTCACTCTTAGCTCCATGACTCAGTTGCATAAGCTTCTGGCTAGCTTTTGTAGCATTAAGTCCTATACTATCCATCACTGCTTTCTGCATATACGCTTGCACCTTGCCTGTCTTCAACGCCTTGCTAGCTGAGACTCTACCCGATTC